CATCATGATAATCTTTCCTCAATTCTAATTTGGCCTCAAATCCAAAATGTTCAAAAGTGTTTAAAAAACACTCCACGCCACGGGGTGACTTTATAACTCCATCGTCTCCATCGACGATAAATTTTCCACTCCAAGGAAAATTATTGTGAATTTCAAAATACCGGCAGGCTATCCAATTTAAAATGGAGTTGAATAATCCAGTGTCCATATCACCAGAACCGCGGCACCCTATAAATTTGAACTTCACACCATTCGAAGTCATCCCCTTCTTCATCAATTTAGACTCATAAAGGTCCATTATGAAGGCATCACCTGGGTAGAGAGCTCTAAAAATCCTCTTCTCAATTGTGTCCAAGATGATCAGACGTTGAGACGATTCATATTTTGAATAATCATTCTCCAAATACCATTCACCAGTCAGATTTTCAAAACATTCTCCTCTTTCGAGAAAATTGCGACCTTTCGTGAATTGTGGTAATTGCATCATGGCATGCTCTATAGGAACTGTATACTGACCATATGCTATATTAAACATTGGATTTCTACCCATGATTGCCCTAGGTGGTTTTAACTCAGAGTACTTCTCATTCTTGATAAACATTTTGATGTCATTGTGTTTATTCAAGTCAAAGCCCTGTTCTATGAGATTCTTTGTGGCTTCAGAATACCTAACACCTAACGCTCCTTTCTTTTCAGATAGGAACTCTGAAGCTGAGATTTTTCCTGAGAAATGAGGCAAAATCAGCCCAATGAATTCGTCTGTCAACTGTTTCACAATCTTGAGATTGCAAGACACTTTCGGTGTGTCTTTGAGATAACGATTGTGTAGTGCGACTATGTCATTGTGGTGACAATTCCTCATCACAAAAACCGGGTCCTGATTAAATGGAATGTCAAAAGCCTGAACATATTCAGAGTCTTTACATTTCTTCATCACTTTCCAGTTTGAGAGATTCAGGGGAGTCACTTTTGCATTCTTCCATGCTGCAAACGGGAGTAACTCAGTCCCATGAGCGCATATGGTCGTAAATTTTAGCGGAAAAGCTTTCGGAGTAACCACAGTAGAATGCGTACTATGATTACAACTGGGACGAGCAATAGTAGGAGTTCCCACGCCATGGTGAAATTCTCCCCGAACACTTCGTTCGAGCCATCCTCTAGGTCCGCCATGACCAAGATGAAAGTATTCCCCCAACGTACCGAATAAACTAGTACTGTGAGGACGAACTTCTCCGTCAGCATGTCGCCGTATGCTACGGCCCAGACCAGTGCAGATCTGACTGATATACCCACCAAATACATTAGCGGTGTTAATACCAGTGGCAATGGTCCTGTGATACGATATACGACGCCGAATGGCTTGAGCAGAAGCCAATTTATTATGGTCGAGATAATCAAGACCAAGCGTACGAACAGTATCAACCACCAATTCCTCAACCAGGCCCTCGGAAAATAGCGGTTCGGTGTAGGATCGAGTTCCTTAGATAGCCAGGAATTCTCGATCTGGTCTGTCACGCGCTGAACTGTGACCAAGACCATGTTGGTTTGGAGCGTATTGAGCTCCTCAGGTTTGGTTTTCTTAAGTTCCAAAAACTTCAATGCCAGTTTGTGACAATGAGTGTATTTCTCGCTCCTCGATCCATACTTTCCAGACATGTGTAGCCTTATATAATTGTACATTGGAGCACAAATATACTCATCACTCAAAACTGAGTTGTCCATGTCAAACATGGAGGCGTTGTTCAATTTTTTGGCGTCGAACTTGTCCGGAGTGGTCTCGTGGAACCATCCTTTCTCATATGTCACCTCGAACTTTGTTTTCACTGGTCGAGGGAACAGGCACGGCTCAGGGGGGCTGATGTTGACCTGAGTCTCTTGTGGCTTTAGATGACAGCCACAAATTGTCAACTCGACTTGTCCGCATTCAGGGCAATAATATTGCTCCTTATCATCAATAGATTTGCTGTTGGTGGCAATCCAGATGTTGGCGGCGTCAAGAGCTGACTGTGTAGTCGGCGGTGATGATTTGATTTTGATGTACTTTGAAGTACAACCACCGACTGAGTCAAAATGTTTTTGATGTTGTTGTTTTTGATTCTTTTGTTTCTCTTCGGTAGGAAACGAACCAGCTTTACCCTTGTGGTGGGTATTACCTTTACCTTTCTTATAGCGCTTGGTATTTGCGCCTCCCGTTGGTGGAGAGTTACCAGCAGTTCCTTTCACTAACTTGTCCATGCTGTCTTGAGCAGATATCTTGTCTATAATACGAGCTTTACCTCCCTATGGAGAATGCGAGTTGCATCTTCCAGGAGTGTCCGAAACCTGTTTAGCTGTCAGACCCCTTCTCTACTGTCTTTGTATGTCAGTCATCACGGCGTGGAAGGTTGTGCATTGCTGCACCGGGGCGAAAGGCCTTCCTTTGTGACTGTCGTGGGGGATGCCCACCTCCGAAACTGTTTGCCGCTCGAAGTAACTTAACACTTGCCACCGTGTTAAGCTCATGGATACCCGGCCGATTAAGGCAAGGCCCAGACGATCTCAATGATTAGAAAGAGACTCCAGCTAGTTAATTCCACTTTCACTAGTTGCTACTGATTGATTGCACTTACCCGGGGTAGAACACCATTGT